GACTTTGCTCATTCAGGGGGCTCCTGGGGTTCGGATTGGTCTGCGGCTCGGTCGGCGGCCGGGATGCCTTCGACGTCGGGTTGTTGTGTGCCTGCTTGGCGCGCTCGGAGTTGTTTGTCGAGTTCGCCGAGCATCAGATTCATCGCCTTGTCACAATAGAGATGGATTTGGATCAGGTCGCCAAACTCACACGCGCGGTCGGGCTGGCCGGTTTCGGTTTCGAATGTTATTTTGCTCATTTTTGGGGCTCCTGGGGTTCGGATTTGTCCGCAGATTGCGCAGATTGCGCAGATTGATGGTCGGGGCAGAAGTTGCAATAGCCGAACTTGTCAAGCCCGCACCAGGTGCGGGAATGGATGCAGCGGGGCCGAGGCTGTCCCCAAGGCGGTGGCGCGGGCCTGAGCACCGGCGCCGGCACGGTCCGGCAGATGCCACGCAGAACCAGACAGACACCAACAAGGATGGCCCAGACAACTGCCGCTCCCAGATAGATGAAGAGCAGTGGCATCGCTGGTGTGGGATTCATTCGGGGGCCTCCTGGGGTTCGGATTTGTCCGCAGATTTGAATTCTGGGCATTCGGGACAACGGCAGGCAATGAAGCACAGGTCGCAGTCGTCAGGCTTGGCATGGTAATGGATGCAGTCATGCCAGTAGCGGACGAGTGCGGGCCGGTCGGGCCGCGGCCGCGCGCGTTTCTTGATGATCTGGATGCGTTCGCCGAGCTCGCGGCAGATGGTTTGGATGTGCTGATGATCCGCAGCGGTGGGCAAATACTGTCCGGGATTAGTGAGGTCGATGAGTATCCGCCATGCGGCTTTGAGTGCCCCGGCCTGGAACATTGCGACGTCGCGGGGATCGAGCTTTTTCTTGTCGTGTTCGCTGATTCGGCTCATTCTGGAGCCTCCGGAGGTTCGTCGTCGAAGTCGGCGCAATTGAGGCATCGGCCAGGCAGGTGGCTGGCCGCACAGTCCCCGGTTTCGGCGCGGAACGCGACGCAGTCGGCGCGGTAGCCGTTCGTTCTGGGAACCTTTGAGGGAACGGGGTACCATACTTTGCAATTGGCACAGTCATCGCCGGTGCCGGGCATATCACAGGTGTCGCGGTCGGCGTCGCAGTGGAGGCAGTCGTGCCAGTAGCGGCGGGCGGGCTGCTCCGGCTCGGACGCGTCGGACTGGTCGGACTCGTCGGACTGGTCGGACGGGGAGGCTTTCCGCGCGGAAATGTCCGGCGTGAGAATCCAGGCGATGAAGCCACAGAATAGCCCGAGGACGATGAGGCCGAGGGGCACGCTCGAGAGGAAGAAGCCGGTGACGACAAGGACGACGGCAAGCAGCGCACACAGATTTGCAAGTTTGATCGGTTTTTTCATTCTGGGGCCTCCGCGGGGGCGGCGGGATCGACCGTCTCGTAATGACCACAGTCGCCGCAATGCAACGGTCCGAAACCGATCTCGCACCCTCCCCCTTCCGCGAAGGCGCAACTGTCCAGATAGGCGTTGGCGGTCGGGGCTTCGGCTTTTGCCACGTTTTCGCGCGGCGGTAGCCACCTTAGCGCAGCGCACACGGCGGAACCGACGGCGAAAACGACGATGCCGAGGATTATGATGGCGATGCCCGGACTGAATAGCCACGCGCCGATGGCGATCAGGAGGCCGCCGATGCTCTTGGCTGTGATGTTTGCGATTTGATATGGTTTCATCGGATATCTTCCTTCTTTTGTTGTTCGCGGTGCCAGAGCCGGTCGCGGAGCTGGCGCATGCTGCTCTGCAGGCTCCGGGCACTCGAATAGTGATGCGGAATGCTTTCGAATATCTCCCGCCAGGTGGCTTGCGGATGCTCGGCGCGATAGGCGTCGATGCGGCGGGCGACTTCCTGGGCGGGGCCGTCGCCGGCGAGCGTGGGCATGCCGGCTGTGCCGCCGGGCGTCATTCGGCGAAGCTGCTCGAGGCACATGTTTTGCCAGTGTTCGTTTGGAGGAATCCCCTTCTTGCCCGGCGGCAGGCCTATCGGCTGCGGGCTGGTGACGACACTCACGCAACCGTAGGCTATCTCGATGACGCCCAGGCCCCATTCCAGGCAACGCTCAAAGCCGGTTTTGCGCGGTCGTGTGCCGACGGCACAGTAACTTTCGTGGCAGAAGAGCTGATTGAGAGATGCCTGTTTCATCACTTGCCACGTGAGACAGGTCTTCAGCTCGACAGCGATGATGCGTTTTCCCCCCTTGGCGTTCTCGCAAAGGCCGATCATGTCGATGAGCCGGTACTCGAACATCGGCACCTCGACAAAGACCTGATAGCCGAGCGACTCGAGCCATTTGCTGACGGGCTCGGAAAGTTGTGCTTCGCGCATTTGCCTCATAGTGTCAGGATTCCTCTTTCTTCATAGATTGATTTTGTGGGCTTGGCGACAAACATGTGGCGGGCGATGCCCATGATGGCACAGGGGATGCCATCGATTTTCTCGGGGCTGTTTTTCTTGGGCTTGACGGGCCGAATGTCTTGTGACGGACCTTCGCGGATTTCGACGTTGGCGGCGTTCCAATTGAGAACGGGATGGTTGGGATGGATGAGTGTGCCTGCCAGGATGTGCCGTTCGAAGGCTTTCGCGGGCTCATTCATCGAACGCGATCCTTGCCTGAATTCGATCATTTCGAAGCCGTCGCCGGTGAGGTCGAGGGCGGTTTGTGTGGCGTTCCAGGGGTCGTAGGCGATTTCCTGGATGGGGTAGCTTTCGCCGAGTTCGTTGATTTTGTTGCGGATGAAGCCATAATCGACGACGTTGCCGGGGGTGAGGGTGAGGTGGCCCTCTTTTGCCCAGGTGCGGTAGGATGGAGCGATTGCCTTTGTCTCGCGTTCGTCGGCGGTTTCCTCGGGCACCCAGAAGTGCGGGAGCAGAATGTATTTCTTGATGTCGTCTTCGACGATGGGAAAGACGAGGAGGAATGCGGTGAGGTCCTGTGTCGATGCGAGGTCGAGTCCGCCGTAGCAGGGCTCGCCGATGAGTTCGTCGGGATCGATGTCGCGGCCGCAGGCTGCCCAGGCTTCCTGGTCGAGCCACCTGGTTTGCTGTGCCGTCCAGAGATTGAGCCGGCGGCGGAGGAAATTGTTCAGCTTGCGGGGGCTGGCCTGCGCTTCCTGACAGGCAATCTGCACCTTTTCGGTGGTGATTGTGATGCCGAGCGACGGATTCGCCTTGCGCCAGGTCGCGCGCTTCCTCCAGTCGTCGTCCTTGTCGGCTGCATAGATGACGCCGAGGAATGAGAGCGCGGCGAGGTCGCGGACGGTGCCCTTGATGACGGCTTCGGCGTATTGGTGCTGCTCCCAGCAGATGGATTCTTTGTCGAAGCCGGCGGTTGTGATGGAGCCGAAGAAAGGCTGCCGGCGGGCGTCGCCGGCCATGCAGAGGGCATCCCAGAGCTTGCGTGTTGTTTGGACATGGAGTTCGTCGAACAGGATCACAGAAGCGTTTGGGCCTTCGTTTGGGCCGGAGTCTTTGGAGAGGGCCTGGAGGATGGAGCGTGTTTCGGGATAGGCGATGCGGCTGCGGCTGCGGACGACGACGAGGCGCTTGCAGAGGAGGGGGCTGGCCTCGACCATGTTTGCCGCTTCGTTATAGATTATCTTTGCCTGATCGCGGGTGGCGGCGGCAACATAGATTTCGGCTCCGGGCTCGCCGTCGCCAACGAGGAAGTAGGTGCCGAGGCCGGCGAACAGTGTGGATTTGCCCTGTTTTTTGGGGACTTCGATATGGCCACGATTGAATCGGCGGAGGTCGTTGGGGCGCTTCCAGCCAAAGAGAGGCCCAATGATGTCCTTCCATTCCCAATCCATCAGTTCGAAGGGCTGACCTGCCCATTCTCCCTTGCTGTGGCAGAGGAACTGGCGGAAGAATTGGCGTGGGCGCTCCGCGGCCGCGAGGTCGAAATAGTAGCCTTTGTCGACGGCGACCTCATCGAGCGGCGTCCGCACCCATTCCTTGTGCCAGGCTGGCCGGCGGAGGACCTTGCGGCGGGGCTTGGGCTTGGTTTTGGCCTTGGTGGTCATGGTTCCAGTTCGATCTCGCGGATGACGGGTGTGGCCCAGGGGTGTTTGTCGCAGGCTTCGCGGTCGTCGGCTTCGAGCATGGCCTTGAAGGCCGGCCAGCGGCCGGGATCTCGGTCATAGGCGCGGTTGGTATCAATCTCGACTTCGGCTTGGATGATGCTTGCTTGCCGGAGTTCGTCGTAACGTTTTTCGGCCGTGGCTTTGCTCGCACAGGCGTGGGACACCTCGTCCTGCCAAGTGTTGTGATTGATGAAAGTGTTTCCGACGAGGAAGATTGTTTTGGTGTCGCTCATTGTGGTTTCCGGAGGTTGCCGCCAGGCACGCACACGGCAGTGCCATCGGTCTCGATGAGGTGGTTTCGTGGGCGGCCTTTGCCGCAGATCGTCACAACGCCTATCCGGCCATGATAGTGCGCAACTGGGTGCCACTTGGGGGCGTACCAGATTTGGACGATTTGGCCGACGTGCGGGTTGCTGATCATGGTTCGAGTTCCATCTCGCGGATGTAAGGAGTATCCCAGCATTCGTCGTGATAAGCCTCCTCGTCGTCGGACTCGAGCAGTGCTTTGTAGGCCGGCCATCCGCCGTCTGACCTTTCGAGTTCGTGCCGACGGGCGATGATTTGTTGGGCTGCGATGATGAGTTCTTTCCTGACTTCGTGGTAGCGCTTTTCGGCGGTGGCACGTGTGGCGCAGGCATGGCGGGTGCTTGTGCTTTCGACATTCATGTCACCGACGAGGAAGATTGTGCTGGGCTTGTCAGGCATTGGCGGGCTCCTGTTCGGCGGTCTCGAGGGGCAGGCCGATGACTTTCTTGATGGAGTCTTTCCATCGGATTTTGGGGTGGCCATTCCAGCGGTCATAGATTTCGCGGATGCGCTCGTCGGTCTGGCCGGCCTCGATGGCGGCCACCATCTCCCGATCTTGGTTGGTTGCGATACGAACGCGGCGGCGGATGTCATTCATCTTGCCGAGCCATATGGTGCCGGTGACGGCGGGATCGAGCTGGCCGATGAATTCGTCGATGTAGGGGGTGTCGAGCATTGGCTCGATGGAGATGCTTGTGCGGAAGCCTTCGTGGCAGGCGTGTTCGAGTGCGTGACGGCGTTCGTCGAAGCTGGGGGCGTTGGGCTCCCAATATTTGAGGATGTCGGGGTTTCGGGCGGTGATTGTGAATCTGAATTCGATGTGGTCTTTGTGGTGGGCGAAGACGCGGCAGATATATTTGATCACGTCGGGGTGTGGCTTGGTGACGAGGAGGAGGTCGTTGCCGGCGGCGACGAGGTTGGCAAGGACCGGGTCGATGTATTTCCAGTTCTCAGGGGTCATGTCGTGAGTTGTTGGGAACATGACGCGGCCGTTGTATTTTTTATAGCTTTTGTGGAAATGGCCCCAGTCGGCTTCTTCGATGTGCCAGTTGCGGCGGGTTTTGCGTTTGAATCGAACTGCCATTTCGCGGGCATAGCAGTACTTGCAGTTGTGGGCGCAGCCTGTGATGCAATTGACTGAGTGGGGCGCCCATTCTTTTGTTCCGGTGAGTGTGGTCATTTTGTGGTTCCGTCCCTTGTGCCGAGTGTGTTGTGGTAGCGATCGCATGCGGCGGCTGAGGCTGCGATGTGGTGATACTGGATGCGGTTGTTGGGGCTGCGGTGTCCGCCGGCATAGAGCTGCTGCGGTGTGAGGGCCATCAGGGCGATGTCGGTCTTGAGCCGCTCGAGCGGGGTCTGCGGCTTGAGAATCTTGATCCGCCGGGAGAAGCCGGGGCCGTCGAAGAACCAGTGTTTGAAGGACTCGAAGCGCTGCCAGTAGGTGTCGTCGATTGGCTCCTGGGCGAGCGGGGTGCTGGGGTGCCGATGAAATGCGGTGAATGAGAGCGAAAGGACGCCTTTTGTGGTGCGGAGTTTGAATGCCTGGATTGTGTCGCGAAGCTCCTGCCAGTCGTCGTCGGTCTCGCCGGGCAAGCCGGCGATGAGGAACCATCGGACTCGTTTCTTGTTGTCGCTGAGCCACGCGGTGATGTCGATGAGTTGCTCGGCGGGGATTGGCTTGCCGACGGCTTTGCGGAGGCGCTCTGAGATGCCTTCGATGCCGAGGCGGAGTTGTTTGGATGCCTGGAGGCCGTGTTGCCTGATGGCGTCGATTGATAGGGAAGCGTGCGCCGTGGGCGGGAGTTCGCTTGCCCAGGCGTGGGCGGCGAGGTCGTTTGTAACGTAGGCGATGGCTTTGCCCTGGGAGGCGATGGCCTTGGCGGCATTGATTGCGTGCTGGGGCGACGGATGCTCCTGGTAGGGATAAGCCCAGCCGGTGGCACAGAAGGCGCATTTGCGACGGCAGCCTCGGGCGAGGCAGATGCGGGTGGCGCCGTCCTCGCCTTCGATGGGCGGATCGAACCAGGGAAAGTTGTTGTCGATTGTGACGGGGCGATCCTCGCCGGCGACCCAGGCGTTTGGCAGTGCTTTGGTGGCGGGCGGGGCGTCGACGAGAACGTCGAGAAAGTGCTGTCCGTCGCCAACGCAGATGACATCGACGTATTGTTCGAGTGCGGTGGGCTCGATTGATGCGGCTCCGCCGAGTGCGATGAATGCGTTGGGGGCGGCTTGGCGGAGGAGGCGTGCCCGGGGGGCTTGTGTGGCGCTGACGCTTGTGGCGGCGATGACGTCGGCGTCGGGGATGCTGACGATGTTGGCGCCGAGTTGGGTGAGGCGGTAGCGCAGCCACAGGCTTGCGAGGCCGTCGCCCTGGCGACTGAGCGGGAATGACAGGTCAGCTATTGCGATATTCATTGATCATCGCTTCGATTATGGTTTTGGGGCTGAGGTCGCCGATGTGGGCGACGAGCAGTTCGTAGGTTTCGTTGTCGATCCTGGTTTCGATGGCTCCGCAGGTGAGGGGCACGCCGTCGGTTGTCGGGTCGCCCTGCATTCGCTGCCAGGGCGAGGTGGCGGCTTTGTCCTGGCCGTCGGGACGCGGGATGGAATCGAACGCGGCCATGTCGAATCCGAGTTTTTTGAGTTCGCTGAGTTCGACGCCGAGTGTTTCCATATCCCATCCGCCGTTTTCGGTGAGCCGGTTGTCGAGGAGCAGGTAGGCTCGGCGCTGGTCATCGGTGAGCCATTCAATGGGGATGGTCGGGATCTGCTCGATGCCGAGCTGCTGGGCGGCGAGGATGCGGCCGTGGCCGGCGATGATTGTGTTCTTGTCGTCGATCAGGACGGGGGTTGTCCAGCCGTAGGTTTTGATGGATGCGGCGATCTGCTTGATTTGTGCGGCTGTGTGTGTGCGTGCGTTGCGCGCGGCCGGGACAAGGTCGGCGGTGGGGAAGTATCTGATTGCGAGTTGGGCGGCGGTGGTCATTGCGTGACTGGTGCCTCCTGGAGTGGCAGGTTGAGTTGGTGATTGCGGAGTTCGTTGTCGATGCGCTTGCAGGCGATGTCGAAGTATCTCTGCTCTTTTTCGATGCCGATGCATTGGCGTCCGGTGCGGATGCAGGCGATGGCTGTGGTGCCTGATCCGAGGAAAGGGTCGAGGACGGTGCTGTCTTGATGGGCGAGCATTTCGACGAGGCGCTGGCATGGGCCGAGTGGTTTTTCGCAGGGATGCATGTGCGGCCTCCCCTTGGTGGCAATGCGCGGAGGGAGAAATGACCAGAGGTCGGTGAAGTTCGCGTTGCGCGGCGAGCGGCTCCAGGGGATTGCCATTCGATCGAACACGGCCTGGCTTCTGTTCTGTGCGGCTTTGTGCATCATTTCATCGCCGTCGTGGTCAATGCGATGCCAGAGGGATTTGATGTATCGATTTATGGCGGCTTGGGAGACGGCACCGAATTCGAGGCCGGGGAGTCTGATGTCTTCGTAGGGGCCGCTTTTGGATAGATACTCTGACCGGTTATTTGACCAGATGAATATGCTTTCGTGAGTGCGGCTGAGGCGGGGTGCTGGGGCGGTCATGCGTTTGCACCAGACGATGTGGTCCCGGAAGGCAAGTTCGTGTTGCTCGGCTTGGCGAAACCATTCGGCGGCGAATGGGAGCCGGCCGAAGATAGCCAGGAAGCAGACTGTTTGTTTGGCTACGAAGTGGAATAGGAATGTCAGGTCGGTTGGCACGTCGTTCTTGAATAGGCCGTAGCCGTATGGAGGGTCTGTGATGATGGCGTCGATGGTGTTGTCCTGGAGATCGGGCATGATTTCGAGGCAGTCGCCGCAGGCGAGTTTGCAGGGGCCGAGTTGTGTCCAGGTGGTCATTTGCTATCCTGTGCCTGTCTTGGTGTTTGCGCCGGCCATGAAGTCGTCGAGCGCGTCGCCCTGGGGCTGGACGACTGGCCCGACGCGTGTGCGGGCGGTGGGGGTGAGCCCGAATTCTATCAGCCAGGCTCGCATCTGGGCGGCGGCTGTGGCGACGATGCCGATGAGTGGGTTCTGCACGGGGTAGCCCGATTTGGTGGTGATGAGCAGGGGCATGTCTTTTTTCAGGAGTTGGTCTTTGGCGGTGCGCCAGAGGGCGTAGGCTGTGCAATAGGCTTCGAGCGACGCCTGCCAGGTGGAGCCGGCGAGGCCGAGCCGCTCGAGTTCGGTGACAATACGCTCCCATTCCGTGCGGGCGCGGCCGGTGATGTGGCGCGGCCGCTTGAGGGGCGGCGCGGCGGAGAAGGCGAGCGTTGCGGGGTCGACGAAGGGCCGCTTGCCGGGGTTGCCGTCCAGGGCTTTGAGAGCGTCGGGTTTTGGCTTCCGTCCTTTGGGCATTTTGCTAGTCCTTTTCGCCTCCTACGCGATTCCGCCGAGGCGTGGCTTCCGCCCCCTCCCCCCAGCCTTACCCCCCCTACCCAATTT